CCAATACCTGCGTTGATGCTTTAGTTGCACGCCGGTGTGCGCGTGCATCTTATATCCCAAACCTTTGACTTTGATTGACCACAGGATGTCCTCACCTACCCAGTGACCGTTAAGTGGCAGATCTCGATACCAGCACCACTTGTCAACCTCATGCTCTTTGTCTGCCTTGTCGCGCATCTCCTCCCATACTTTGCGGTGTACCAACATGCAACCTGTACCAGCTGCATCTATCTCAACAACACTGTCCTCTGGATAATCATGCAGTGCATACAAGCCCTCACCATCTGCACCCATCTTGAAGATACATGGCACTGGCTCTGGGTAGATCTCACCTGATTCCCAACCTGCATGTACCACGCCAGAAACAATTGGTCGCTCATCTTTGTCGGCTGCCTTGATTAACTTCTTGAACGCATCGACTGTGATGATCTGATCCGTGTCTATTTGTAACAACCACTCATCCGTTGTCTTTTCTAAGAACGTTGACACGACTTGATTGCGCAGACGTGATATGACACCGGATCCTTCCAAACTTATCAACTGACCAAGTTGTGCCTGACTGCGTGCGATGTCGATCATCGATGTGGCAAACATCGCGTGCCATTGCCCCGGTGAACATACGCCGATTGAAACCTTGTCCCGTAGATCCATATCTGCCCCTAGTACCAGTTCTTTAATTTATGGTGTCTTAATGCTTGGCAGGCGGATCCGTAGCGGTGCTTAATATAGCGCACGCCCCACTCAATCTGCGCTGCTGGGTTAGATCTAAATTTCTTGATTTGTTGTTTGGTATGCCTCGGCATATTTCTTTGAGGTATACCGTAGTCGTTTGTGGATGACTTAGCTTCTGGTCTCCAATTTGACTCCTTCATCCAAAGCTCTACGAGGCAAGGAAAGTCCTTATATGTCACCAGTTTTCTTGCGTAGTTTTGGTACTCCACTGTCGTATTCAATGTAAGTGTCAGCATCAGCATTGGTATCAGTAATTGCTTGTGCATCTCGGCCTCCAATTAGATAGATGGCTGCTCTTATTAAGTAATGAGGATTGTCATCAAAGTATGCGATGCCAACGTTGCAGTCAGCGCAGAGCAGACCCCTGATCTCAAGGGTCTTGTGATTGTGATCGATTGACAGGCGACTCGTTTCGGCATCGACTTTACAAATGGCACATTTGCCGTCTTGCAGTTGGAGCAGCTCTGCACGATCCAATTCTACACGCCGCAAGAACCATCGATGCTGATTGCGACAATCCCTACATTGGTGTCGTCTTTTGTTTGCCTTGCGATTGAGCCAAGTAAATTGCTCGATGTCTAAGATGCGATCGCAAGTGAGGCAGTGTTTTTGATGCTTAGGCGTCCTCTTCTTGATCCGTCTCGTCATCGGCATCCAATCCCAGTGCATAGATTCGATCTTCCTTGCTCAACGAGTTGAACATTACCAAGAGTGCCTGCACATTACGGTTAAGGATTGATTCGATTGCGTCAAATGACAACGCCTCATCTGTTGTTAATTCTGTTTCAACCTGCCCGATACATAGTGAGATATTGAGTGTCATAGTCCACCCCTTCACTGGCTTGGTAAGTGGGTAGTTTATCTTTTTTGTTTTTGTTTTTTTATATTGCCCTGAGCCTAGAGCTAAAGGAGAAATGCCCCCCTACCCCCCATAAATTAAAAATCTTCTATGGTGAGTATGGAAGGATCTCTTTGCCGGTCTGGGTCTTGCCCATCGCCTGTCGCTGTCGGAGTTCCTGCCCCCAGTCTTTCGACCAGCGCAAAAGTTAGACCAAGGCTCTGACATTGGCAAGCGACACGCAAAGTAAAAGACCCGATAGTGACCGCCTAGGTTCCACTACCGGGTCTTATTTACCCAGACTACCTAAAAACCCCTCAGCTTGGGTGTAGAGCCTCGATGATTTTTTCTGAGTAAATACCTACACCCATTGACTAAACCTTTCTATAAAGGTCGTTACAGCCCCGTTATTGGGCAGGTATGTGTATAACTTCTCAAGCGGAACCCAGTACGTTAGAGCTTTACCGGCACGCTCTCGTTTATACGCTTCGACCTTGGCCATCTTGATGGGTATAAATCCTGCTATGTAAAGATCATCAATGGTCGCGCCTTTGACTAAGAAGAGCAGATCGGTGTCCCGGTCAGTCTCATAAACAATTGCGGCATCGGTTGATGTCCAACGCACTTCGATGTTGTTGCCAACGTCGGCCATCCGCTTGCCTGTGTCCATACCGTTCCATTGTTTTTTCAGCTTCTTTGCCACCCCTATTTCCGCAGCATAGGCCAGCGTCAATGTTTTCTTTTTCTCTTCATTTTTTATGAAACCTTGGTCATACGAATAACCTTCTTGTTTGACGGTTGACGTGGCCAAGAAATGCACAGCCGCCTGCTCTGCCATTAAACGATCACCGATTGATAGTGATAGTCGTCTATCGTTCACGTTTTCTTCCACGGCCTTCCGTCAAGGCTCATCGGTGTGCACTGCTCACGGTAGGGTTGTCTTGTGCAGAATAAGCCTTCATAGGGCTTGCCTGTGCCTGATACGCCACTCTTCATTTGACGGCAACCGATTGCATTATGTTGGCAATACGGCTCACCCTCCGGCGGTATCACAATGGCCGGTGGGTCATCTGGTCGTTGTTCATTCAGGAAGTTTGCCAATTCCGGGTTTGTAGTTTGTACCGGCATCAAGGGTGGTACAGAGCGCAGAGTGAAAGGCGACTCTACGCTCGTACCGTTGCTATCCGCGCCCCATAGATCAAGTGCTACGCCAAAACGCATCGCGGCGTTTTTGATCGCATCACTGATCGCAGTCTTTATGGCATCTGCGCCCTTTTGATGAGGCTCGGAAGCCCCATAACCGATACGGCTAGTCCCAAGAATCGTTAGCCGTATCCATAGGCCGTTGTAGTCATCAAGCTGTGGCATACCGTTGGTCGGATCAGTGGCCATCGGTTGCCAATACCAAGCCGGATCTACCTCGATGAGCCGATCTGTCACGACTGCGTGATTGACGTAGGCGTAACTTCGATTGCCCATTGTCTTTTGTTCGATTAACTCTGCCTTAAATGGTGCTCTTAACTTGGCTGCATCTTCGGGTTTCATTTAATCTAACTCCTTTTGTCCTACGGATTGCACATACGCATTGAGCCAAGGCAATGAAGTCAACCGCCTATCATGCAAAGCCTTGACCACGACCTCACGCCCACCGGTCGCAAACCGCGTGCTGACGTAGGGTTCTTTCACCACAAGTTGCACAAAGTCGACAAAAGAGCCGTTAATGATGCTGTAAACGCTGTTGTTTGCACCCATTTGTAGCGATTCGATAAAAACTTTTTTGTAACTGTCGCGCACCTTTTCTTCGATCTCTGTTGCGGCATTTTCTTTGACCCACTCAATGAAAGCGCGGTCATTGACAATCACAAAGTCAACATCACGGCTGACGAGGCTGATCTTGGCTACTTCTTGATTGTCAACCACAGCTTTTGTCATATCTGCCCCGACATTCAGCAGCTCATCTTTTGCAAGCGCACGCAATTGATCCGTTGCTTCTTTGATTGCGTCTTTCAACACCGTCAAGGCTGCCAGCTCTGTGGCGATGTCTTTGAGGTTCATCGATCTGCCCTGCTTACTGGATGCTTTGCACCGGCTCTGCGACCATTACGAAAGCCCTTTAGATAGCCAACGTGATGCCCCCAGTTGTAACCAAGAAGTGCAATGATCACAAGACAGATGAACAGAATTGCATCATTGTGTTGCGTAATAAAGTCAAACATTTTGTGTCCCTTTGTCTGGTTGGTAGTTGGAGCCAGACAATCAAAGGCTACATCTGACCGGCGACAAAGAGGGCACGCGACACGCCTTCTTCGATGCTGATTTTGGGTGTATAGCCCAGACTGTGCATGAGTGTCGGATTGCCTACTCGATGTGCAACGCCTCGGGGCTTATCTTCGAGTGCCTTAATTACTGGTGAGTAACCACGTTCTTCGGCAATCATCGATGCCAAGGTTGCAAAACTTGTAGGTATGCCGGTGCAAAGGTTGACGGTGACGCTCAGGCGGTGACGTGCAAACAAAAGACTGGCCTCAACTACATCATCGATATGTATCCAGTCGCGCACCGTGCGACCCGACCCCCAAACCGTTAACGGATCTTCTTTCATCCACGCTCGTTGGATCAACGATGGAAACGGGTAGTCGAGTGCCTGATCTGAGGCATAGCCACTAAAGGGTCGGACAACTAACACGCTTACGGCCTCTTGCCTCAAATAATCACAGAGCATTTCACCAGTCAGCTTTGCCCAACCGTAGGTTAGATCCGGCGTGGCAATCGCGCGTAGATCAATGTCATTTTCTTGTAGTGCTTTGCGATTCGTGCCATCCTGCAAGGCAATCGGATATGCCGCTGAACTGCTGAAATAAATGACCTGTGCAGGTCTTGTACGCAAAGCCCATGATGCCATCTCGGCATCGATGGATAGATCAACGGCCAAGGCTAAAGGGTTGCCCTCGATTGTTGCCCTACCCCCGACCACCGCCGCTAGGTGTATGACTAGATCATAATGACTGTCGTTGTATCTGAAGAAGTCGCGTGCATCCTTGCCTTCTTGTATGTCAATCAGTGTCAGGCTATGGCCTTGCAAATGTTTTAGAAAATGCCTACCTACGAAACCTTTGTGACCTGTAATCAGTATCTTGGTCATTTCAACGATGCCACTAAAGCTGCGTAAGCCTGACTGTTTATGTATTGGTCAAAGACTTCTCGATCGTGGTCGTAAACCTCTTGCGCGTTGACCCGCGCGTAATTGACATCCATCTCAGATTTGCGCGCCACTGGGTGCATGTGTTCAATGATCACATCTGGCCGGTAATGCAGGCCACCAATGTCTGTGCCGAGCCGCTTCCAAAAGTTATCAAGGTATAGATGCTTGAAGTGAGGCGGAACCATA